GCAGGAGATGCTCTTGTATTTGCTGGTGAAGGTGATTTATCAATACAAAATTTAGTTGCCCCTAGCAACGCAGATCTTAGCCTTAGAACATCAGGCACAGGATCGATAATTTTAAATGATCTAACCATTGCAGATAATAGTATTGCAACAAACAGATCTAACGATGACTTATTCATAAATGCAAGTGGCACAGGTACTATTGTGCTTGAAAATTTGAAAGTTGGTACTAGTGGTGCCACTGTCACAACGATACTTGACGAAGACAACTTAGCAAGTGATAGTGCTACATCATTGGCTACACAGCAGTCAATCAAAGCATACGTTGATTCAGAAGTTGGCTCAGTAAGCACAACTGCAATTAGTCAACTCAATAGTAATGTCACAGTGGCAGACGCAGGATCAGGCACAATCACAGTCACGGTTGATGGATCTACTATTGGAACTTTTAATGCATCAGGTTTACAATTAGGAGGCTCGGGTGCAAGAGTAACCACTGTATTAGATGAAGACGGATTCGACACAAACAGTGATACATCATTAGCAACACAGCAGAGTATCAAAGCATATGTTGATGCACAAATCACAGCAGAAGATCTTGACTTCCAAGCAGATTCGGGTGGTGCGTTGTCGATTGATCTAGACAGTGAGACTTTTACATTCACTGGAGGTACAGGTATTGACACATCAGGGTCAGGAAATGCAGTAACGTTTGCGATAGATTCAACAGTGGCTACCTTGACTGGTTCACAAACTTTAACAAACAAAACACTAACAGCACCAACTATATCTGGTGGAGCAACAATTGACTCGGTAACCACAAATGTAATTACTTCTAATGGCTCTAATGCTGACCTAAGCATACAGCCAAGCGGTACAGGAGATGTTTTAATAAGCGGAATCAGAGTGAATGGAACCACATTAGATTCATCAGATTCGTCAGGAATAAACATCAATGAAAATGTAATAATTGACGGAAACTTAACAGTCGAAGGCACAGTAGATTTCCAAGATCAAAATATATCCAACGTTGGCAGTCTATCACTTGATTCAATAAGCGGTGATGCAGATTCAAATACATCAATCACTTTCAGTGGTTCAGATGTTATTACAATGGCTACAGGTGGTTCAACAGCGGCCACTTTCAATGCAGATCAAACAACATCATTCAGTGGTGCTATAAACATCACAACCACAACCACAGATGACTCATTGTTGATCACTACCACCGAAGCATCGAACTCAGCGGCGCCTGTTTTCACTTTCAAGAGAAACAGTTCAAGTCCAGCAAACGCAGATTACCTAGGTAGGATCAAATTCAAAGGTGAGAACGACGCTGACCAGGAAGTGCAATATGCTTCTATCTCAGGAAAAATAATAGATGTAGCAGACGGTTCGGAAGACGGCGCAGTAGAATTCAATGTTAAAAAAGCAGGAGCAAACAATATTGCCGCAAGACTAAACAGTGATGAATTAAAATTGTTAAATGGCACAACACTAGATGTTGATGGCGCAGGTACTTTTGCCGGCGTGGTCACAGCAACAAGTGTCACAGCAAATGACTTCACATCCAACGGTTCAAATGCCGATATTACAATAGCACCTCAAGGCACCGGTGACATCAATTTAACAGCAGGAGCGGATGTCAATATTCCTGCAAACATAGGACTAACGTTTGCGGCGGCAGAAAAAATAGAATCTGACGGAACTGATTTAACAATTACAGTAGGTTCAAATGGAGATATTAATATACCAGCAGACATTGGACTAACTTTTGGTAACGATGGTGAAAAAATTGAAGGTGATGGTACAGACTTAACTATTACAGGTAACAATATCAAATTAACAGCAACCGCTGATGTAATAATACCAAGTAATGTTGGATTACACTTTACGGATGCCAACGAGAAAATAGAATCCGATGGCAGTAAACTTGTTATTACTTCGGGTGGTACTACATTTAATTTGCCAACGGCGGACGGGTCAGCAGGCCAGGCACTAGTTACTGACGGAGCAGGAACTTTAAGTTTTGACTCGGTAGCAACCACAATATCCGATGACACATTGGCCACTGTTCGGAATAACAAATCATTAAGCACAGCGGCAAGAACAATAGACAGCATAAATGCAACATTCATTGATAGTGCTTTCTATTTCTTGGTGCACAATGATCTTGTGAATGAGGTTATAAGTGCAGAAATGTTAGCCATTACTAATAATGATTCAGCATCATTCATAGGAAACAGAAGAGGTATAGAATCAGCAGGTGGAAGCACTCTTCCAACATTATCCACAGATGTCAGCAACGGACAGTTCCGACTAAGAGCAACAGGTACCTCAGCTGATTGCAAAACAAGTTTTTATAAAGTCGCCATGTCTTCAAGCACAGCAGATGCCACAAGAGGTAACACCGTGACAACCAGCAACACAGATGTTGACTCAGCATCGGAATCAATTGACACATTCGCACATGCAAGTTTTAGAGGTGCAAAATACTTTATCAGTGTTGACAATGACAGCAAAACAGAAATGGATGTTGTAGAGGCACTAGTGGTGCATGACGGGTCAGATGCCTACATAGCATCTTATGGTAACAACACTTCTGGTAACAATCCGTTAATCACACTAACTGCGGCAATATCAGGCGATAATGTTGTTGTAAGTGCCGCAGGATCAGAAACAAATTTGAATTTAACAATACACAAAATTTTACTGAAAGATAACATGACAGCAGAAAGCAATGCAAATCAGAAGGCATTCGCCGCTGTCACTGTCAGTTCGACTGCAACCGCTATTGACTTAATGGATCTTGATGATGGAAATGGTGCTGTATACTTTATAGTTGGTGCCAATGGCACAGAAGGTGCCTACAGCATACAAGAGGTATACACAGCGGCGACACCAGGTGTGCCAGCAGTCGCGGGTGGTCCATTTGTTTCTACAAAAGGCACAACACAACTTGAGTTTACAGCAGAATTTGACACCGCAAGTGAAAACAGCCTTGAGCTCTTTGCGTCAAGCACATCAGGTGGTAGCACGACAGTGTCAGGCTACAGAATATCTGCATTAGCAGGCTAAATACTAACATTAACAACAATCATGTGGGAGAATGAACCATGACAACACGTAACTTTAGAGTTAACAACGGCCTAGAATGCGGTGATATAACATTATCAGCTTCAGCCAACACAATAACAGGTCTAAGTACATCTGCACCATCAGGAGACGGTGACGTTGTAACTAAGGCGTACAGTGACTCTGGTACGCAGACAATGACCAACAAGACTTTAACTAGTCCAACAATTTCAGCGCCAACAGTCCTTGGTACTGCCACCGTAGGAGCAATCACAACCAATGTGATCGCATCCAATGGATCGAACGCTGAACTTTCAATACAGCCTAGTGGAACAGGAGATTTATTATTAAGTTCATTAAGAATTAATGGTACTACTCTTGATTCATCAGATTCAACCAAGGTCACTATTGCAGAAGCAGTAGACATCACTGGTGCATTACTTGCCGCTACCTCAATTAATATTGCGGGTGACGGTGCAACGGTAACGGGTATCAAAGATGAAGACAACATGGCATCAAACAGTAACACCAAATTAGCAACACAGCAGTCGATCAAGGCGTATGTTGACAACGAAATATCAGGTATATCATCAACTGCCATTACACAAAACAACACCAACGTGACTGTTGCTGACTCGGGAGATGGATCAGTGACCGTTACTGTAGATGGGAACACTGAAATGACTATCACTGATGCAGGTGTTAGGGTACACGGTGACTTCACGGTTGACGGGACTACGACAACAATTAACACATCAACATTGACAGTTGAAGACAACGTGATCGAAGTAAACAGAAACGTTTCAGCAAACTCGGGAATGCCTACATTCTCAGGGTTGAAAGTCAACAGGGGTGAAACATCCACTGCCACAGAACAAGATCTTTTCTGGGTATGGGATGAATCATTTGCAGATGACGGCACAACAACACACGGTAATGCGGGTGGTGCCTTCACAGCACTTAGATCACAAGGAGACAGTTCACCACAATCAGATTTCTCACTTGTAGATGTACGTGCCAACGTGGTACACGCTGTATCAACTTCGGCTCAATACGCGGACGTTGCCGAGCGTTTCGAAGCAGACGCTCCTATGGCAGAAGGTGCAGTGGTTACAGTAGGTGGCTCAGCAGAGATCACAGAAACAACAACTGACTTATCAGATTCGGTATTTGGTGTAGTATCAACTATGCCAGCATATGCCATGAACGCTGGAGCAGGTAACAATGATTCACATCCATTTGTGGCAATGACAGGTAGAACACCAGTCAGAGTTATCGGTGAAGTTGCTAAAGGACAAAGACTAGTATCTTCATCAACAAAAGGTTGTGCTAGAGCAGTAGCACAAGACGAATCAATTACACCTTTCCACGTAATTGGTAGAGCATTAGAAAGTTCAACAGACGCAGGAATCAAATTGGTAAATTGTGCTGTGAGAACAAACAACTAATAAATATTTTTACTTTTTAGTAGAATTAAAAGGCGGCTTTCGGGTCGCCTTTTTTTTAGACAATCAAATCTAGAATTGTTTGCAGTTTGCCTTTTATACTTTTGTTGTTCAAAGTATTTCTTAGTCCGCCATGTAAATTTTTAGGCCAACATTCAAATGCACACCAACAATATCCCGAATGTTCGCCGTTCAACTTTGGTATAAATTCTCCATCAATTGCAATAAGATAAGTGTGAAAAAAGAACTTTTGATCGTTGGATGTGAATAATTCTAATGGGATAACTTTTTTAAACGTTGGAGTATCACCAACTTCTTCTTCTATTTCTCGTTTCAATCCTTCAAATGCTGATTCGGTGAAATGAGCCTGTCCTCCAACAAGTCCCCAAGTGCCTTGTGTTTTCTTATCGGTTCGTTGTAAAAATAAAAAACGTTTTGTGCCTGTAGAGTAGAACAATGCACCCGAACAAATAATGTTTTCTTTCATTACTATAATTTAGTGTATTATTTTAAGGAGTAGTTGCGTCTTGACCTGACGCATCATCATTTGCAGTAAAACCGCCATCTAATACTATGGTCCATGTGCCTTGTTGGTAAATCCCCTCATAAGATTTCACCCACTCTGTGCCAGTGAACCTGTATTGAATACCTGTATTACTGTTTGTGACGTAATGTAATGTTGAGTCTGGATTTGATGCATCAAAAACTTTAACAAATTTTGTTCCGTCGTATTGTATAATATCTCCAACACTTGCTACAAGGTTGCCCCATGTTGAACTTTGAACTGTTGCTGTGGAATCACCAATCTGATCAATTATAAGATATCTGTCACCTGCGGCATTATTGGTTGGTGCAAATGTTAAAGGATTAATAATTTTCTTCACAGCTGGTAATGTATTTTCCGGAATAGTGTCATTATCGATCGTGTACAATAAAATTGTATCGTCAAGTGATGTTGTAGCAATAGTGCCAACTATTTCATTGCCAGTTGGTTGTGTAAGTCGGATTTGACTGGTACCATTACGTACTTTTCCGTATTGGTCTAGTAAAATTTTCCAATTCACTGGTGGACCAAATGTTTCGAATGGATCTGCCAGTCCTGGATCTGTTGCGCCAGTATGGAATCCATCCCCACCTGATGAAACATTAGTGCCAGTAGTTCCTAACAGACGCAATTGGTTTCCAGTTACTAGCAAACCAAAATTGTTTGGCGTAATAAAACTTTGGCTGATCAATGGACCGCTAATTAGACCTTTGTTTATACCACCATCGTCGTCATAGACACTCATTATAATTTTTTGTATCACACCTAGCTTAGATACTTTGACAGGAGGTGATAACCATATAGGCATACTAAAAGTCATTGTTGCTACATCTATTTCTGAATCTGCTCCTACAGGAATAGTTCTAGAACTAAAAGTGATCCCGGTAAGTTCAACATAACTTAAACTGGTCCAGTCAATGTAGTTGTCACTTTTTTGTATTTCAAAATCAGGATTGAACAAATACAATATTTGTTCCATAATCTGTAATTTTTGATCAGTGTTACTGCTGTATATGTCGGCCGTGACTTCTAATCTAAAAGGTGAAGGCATATGTTTTTCTACAGTATAACCTGCTCCTAGTTTGTTACTATAGGTACCGTCATCTAGAACATCACGTTCTTTCAAATGTTGTTTTTCGATATGGTAAGGATTTTGCATTCGCTCTCGATCATAATTTAACTCTCGAATATAACAAGCAATTTTAGGTGCATAGTTCAACGCATTCTCACTATTTTGCCTGATTATATTTGCCACTTGTCTTGTTGCATCACCATATACAACTGGAACTGGTCTAAGTGCAATCTGATCATCTTTGCCTCTGCCTGTTTCCACACTAAAATTGTTCAATATCCGCATGAACTGTGTCAAAAATCTTCTAACCTGTCCTGAATAAAAATGTAACATTAATTGTCAGCCTTTGGTTTAAGAGCATTTTCTAATGATTGCCTTTGATCCACTGTTAAGCCATTAATTGTTGTGGTTCCTGTTGTGTTAGCAAAACCAGTTTTTTGTGTTGATCTGGAATCAGTGTTTGTTGTGGTTACTCTAACAGAGTCTTCAATCTTGACCCATCTGTTTCCATCGTATCTAAATAATCTATTTGGCAAATAGTCTGTCCTTAAAAAATAATCACCTTTATTTACGTTAGCATTAGGAAAGGATATTCCAAAACCTGCTGGATGTCCGTTTGGTGCTACTCCGTCTCCGTCCAAGTAAAAACCATAGTGTGATGCCGCAGGTGTATCTATTACAGCATTGATAGGTTTATCAGAACTAATCCTTTCTGTGGTATTAACGTTGTCTGTTCTTATGTTGCCTCTTTCATCAATAGGTGCAACATAATATTGTTTGTAATTGAATCCGGCTTTTGGAGCATCTGCTTCTGCCTGTGCTAACACTTGATCCGAAATAGTTTTTTCTCTGTTGAAAGTCGACATATAATTTGCCAAACTGCCAGTTGTTGTGGCATCTCCTAGGATATCTCGGTATTCCTGAGAGTCTACTAGTGATTTTAATTTCAATCTCAGTAGGTGCGGCCACCATGTTTGTGAAAATCCTTCCGCGGCTCTGTTCACATCTTCTACAACATAGTATCTTTTCAATGCAATTGGAATACTTTCATCCAAAGAATAGTCTTCTTTCATGTGGGGAAATTCTATCACATCACCCGACATTGGTTTCCTACCTAGTCTTTCGACTGAATCATTAAGATGAACCGTTAAAAACAAAGTGTCATTTTGTAAAAACATTCCAAATTGGGATAGATTGAAATCTATATCTTGCACATTATAAATGCCACGGATTGTGTAAATGTCTGCATCGTATTTTCTATCTCTGTTTTCTAAAAATAATAAATCTTGTATAGTTCTTTCGTTTAGACTATCGCCTGAATATTGTGGTTGTGTTGGTGATGCCTCGCCGTCCTTGTTTGTATCTCCCTGATCGTAAGGGCCAATATATTTGTGAAAATGTAGGTCGGTTCCGCCAACTGTAAACATCTCTTTAATGGTTCGATCAAAGAATTTGTAGTCATTGCCCTTTTCAGGCTTAAAAATGGATAATCTTGGCATATCATACATATTTATTGTACAGGCAAAGGCAATAAATATCAATATGTCAGAACTTCAAACAGGACAACAAGAAATATTTGATTATGTCAAAAACAATCTAGGTGAGGGCATGATAGATGTGGAGTTAGACCCAAAACACTATCAAACGGCACTTACAAGGGCGATAGACAGGTATAGACAGCGTTCATCTAATGCGGTGGAAGAATCATATGCTTTTTTAGAATTGAAAGAAAATCAAAACACGTATATCTTGCCTGATGAAGTTATTAATGTAAGAAAATTATTTAGAAGAACCGTAGGTTCTAGAACTGAAGGTGGCGAAGGTGGCACACTGTTTGAACCATTCAATTTAGCATACACAAATACCTATCTTTTAAGAGCAGGTGCAACAGGTGGTTTGGCTACTTACTATGCTTTTGCATCTTATCAAGAATTAGTTGGTAAATTGTTTGGTTCATTCATACAATTCCATTTTGATGTCGCCACAAAAAAATTAACAATTACACAAAGACCAAGAGCAGACAATGAAACTGTTCTAATGCACACAGATAACTTTAGGCCAGATATCACATTGTTTAAAGACATCTATTCTAAACCGTGGATAAGAGATTACACACTAGCAGTATCCAAAATGATGATTGGGGAGGCCAGAGGCAAATTCAACACCATTGCAAGTCCACAAGGTGGTACTTCATTAAATGGTGCAGAACTTAAACAGCAAGGTATGGCCGAAATGGAAAGACTTGACCAAGAAATTGGCAACTTTGCCGAAGGTGGCACACCACATAGTTTTGTTATTGGTTAATTCATAAACAAATCATTTTAAATAGATTGATGTCAGAAAAAAGGTATAAAACATACTCGGATCTATCCTTGGATGAATTGGAGCAAGTTGTACTCGATTTAGAAAACATGAGTATAGTGGCTTTGAAACAAAAGAAAAAAAATTTTAGAATTACAATTCTTAAATCTGTCCAAGAAGCCAAAAAAGAGATCGAAAAACGTCTAGAGAATAGTTAATGTAATAAATAATTATACGTTCATCCCATAGGGACGGAAGTAGACAAAAGTCGAAGGAACGCACTTAACTGTAAAAAGGAGAGTGTGATGAACTTCAGAGATTTTGAAATCGCTCGTAAAAAAATTAAAACTGCTAAGGCACACAAAGCCATTCATAAAAAACAAATGGAAAGACCTTTGTCAAGACCTAGAGCTGAAAAGAATATACTAGCACCAAAGAATCCAAAACTGCAAGGAATTTAAATGAAAATTTTTTCCTTAAAAAAAATTAAGTCCCGTGCCCCCAAAATTTCGGAGTACAGTTGCCCTTTGATAGATGAAATTATTGCTGACCTAAGCACAGATCCAAATATCAGGGCAAAAAAATTTGTGGTAGTAAGGAAAAAACTTAATCAGTTAAGGAAACAAAACACTCAACTAAGATCTAGTGGTGTATATTGGTATGAAATTGTAAAAAAATTACTTGAAAACCAAAGTAAAAAATAGTATAATCAATAAATGTTAATAGGAATAGTAGGACTAATAAGTTCTGGAAAAGGCACTGTCGCAGACAGGCTTGTGGAAAAACACGGGTACCAAAAGGATAGTTTTGCTAAGAGCTTGAAGGACGCCGTCGCATCAATGTTCAATTGGGATAGGAGTATGCTAGAAGGTGATACTGAATCCAGCAGACATTGGCGAGAACAACCGGACAAATTCTGGAGTGAAAAATTTGGCAAGCCTATTACACCCAGATGGGTATTGCAATACTTTGGCACAGAAGTCATGCGTGGTAACATGTATGATGGAATATGGGTTGATAGTTGCATGGGCCGATACAAAGGACAAAACACCGTAATCGCAGACACAAGGTTCCCCAATGAACTTAAACAGATAAGAGCACACGGCGGCAAAATTATACTTGTCAAGAGGGGACAGGATCCTGACTGGTTTGTCGACTATGTCGAAGGCAACATTGAACCAAAAAACATACATTCATCAGAATATGCATGGGCAAAAGAAGACTTTGATTTTGTAATAGAAAACAATGGAAATAAGCAAGATTTATACGAAAAAATTGACGAATTAATCGTCAGCAATAAGATCGCCCACACGCCAGCCAAGACGTCTGACCCCTTGCAACCTCTGGCAATTGGCGCAAACTGTTTTTAGATTAGAAGCCATCGTATTCCGTAGATCTCCGTCCACAAATAACACATCCAATTGAACACTGTGCTGTGCTTTGAACCCACATAACTCGCAACGGTTACGTTTCTTATAACCTGACCTCTGCAACACTGTAACTCCGCCTATACGTTTTTTTGATTTTTTCCTGATACAAGTGTCACACAACCTACGCCAATATATTTTGTTATGCTTTTTGTAGGCATATGCCCGAGGTTTAGCACGGCACTCCTGGCACAGCGGTCTCAGTGTTTTATTCATATACACTATTTACGTCGCCTATATAGGGACCTAAAAATGGTAAATTTTGTCGTAAAAACCGAACGATTGAATAAATA